CCCAATCAGGCTCTTGATCTATGGCATGACTTTGAAGCACATGCGGGATACTCGTTCAACAAGTCTCATGCGGTTGCTTACTCTACGCTCTCGTATTGGACGGCGTGGTTAAAGTATCACTATCCTCTAGAGTTTATGTTTGCATTGCTTAAGAATGAAAAAGACAAAGACACTAGAACAGAGTATTTAATTGAGGCTAAAAGAATGGGCATACCAGTTAAGTTGCCTCATATTAATGACTCAGACAAAGACTTTAAGATTGAAGGAAAGGGTATTCGTTTTGGCCTGTCTGCTATCAAGTTTATTTCTGATACTATTGCTGAAAGATACATCCAGGCTCGTCCTTTTAAAACATACAAAGAAGTAGAAGAGTTTACATTTACAAAAGGTAATGGTGTAAACACTCGTGCACTTAACGCTATGAGGGCGGTAGGAGCATTAACATTTACGGATAACCCTGCTAACCCAAATGAAGTAAAAGAAAACCTATATGAGTATTTAAACTTACCTGAGTTTAATACATCTATTCCACAACATTATTATGCATATCTAAATGATGTTGAAGAATATGAAGAAAAGGGAGCCTTTATTCTTATGGGTATGATAAAATCAATTAAGAGAAGCAAAGGTTGGTCAAGGGTAGAGTTGTTAGATAAAACTGGATCTGTTGGTATTTTTGATGATGAAAATACAACGATTGAGGCTGGGCGAACATACATTGCTTTGATTAATGACAATAGGATTGTGTCTGCGGTTCCAGCAGATGAAATAAAAGAGTCCAAGGATGCACTGGTTAAGTTCTTAAACTACAAGATGTTGCCATTTAAAGAAGGTGAGCACTTTGTTGTATCGTTTAAACCAAGAATTACAAAGACTGGAAAGAAGATGGCTTCACTAACCTTAGCAGATTCGGGTAGAGAATTACATGCAATCACTGTATTCCCAACATCATTTGCTAGAGCGTATATGACTATTGAAGCAGGCAATGTTTATAAATTTAAGTTTGGAAAGACAAAAGATGGGACCGTTATAATGGATGAGGTAGAAAATGTATGACAACGTGTTTGATAATCTAGCAATAGAATTACATAAAAATGCAGTTGAAAAAGGCTTTTGGGGAAGCCCAGAAGATCATGATGCCATAAATGATATTTTTGTGGCTAAGCAATGTATGATGATTGTTTCAGAAGTTACTGAGGTAATGGAAGCCGTACGTAAAGATAAAGGTGAAGAAGAAATTACTAAAGAGTTTGCAGATATTATTATTCGCACACTTGATTTATATGCAGGAATGGTTGAAGCAGGGTATACTAGGTTATCACTTGATCAAGCATTAAGAGAAAAGGTAGAGTTCAATAAAACTAGACCAGAAAAACACGGGGTAAAATTTTAATGGTAGTAACAATAGAAGATGTTTTGGCACAACTTAATCCTAAATTAAGAAAGACGGTAATGGCTGGAGACACAATTCCAGCAACACAGTATGCTGCAACTCCAAGTTTTGGATTAAATCGTGCACTAAATGGAGGCTTGCCTTATGGTCGTCAGGTATTAATCTGGGGATCTAAGTCTTCTGCAAAGTCTTCTTTGTGCCTACAGATGATTGGTCTTGCACAAAAAGAAGGAAAGATCTGTGCTTGGATTGATGCCGAGATGTCGTATGACAAAGAATGGGCTGAAAAACTTGGGGTAGATACTTCAAAACTAATTGTTTCACAGTGCAGAACTATAAATGAAATGGTAGATATTGGCACTAGTTTAATGAATGCTGGTGTAGATATGGTTGTTGTAGATAGTATTACATCTCTTTTGCCAGCAATTTATTTTGAGAAAGACTCAGATGAACTTAAGCAACTTGAGAATACCAAGCAGATTGGTGCTGAGTCTCGTGACTTTAGTAATGCATGGAAGATGATTAACTATGCAAACAATAAAGTAAAGCCAACACTGTTTGTTTTAATTTCACAATCACGTAATAATATTAGCGCTATGTATACAAGCCAGCAACCAACTGGCGGTCAGGCTACTAAGTTTTACTCATCTACAGTTATTAAACTGTTTTCTTCAGAATCCGATAATCAAGCCATCAAGGGTAAGATCAAGGTCGGAGACAAACTAATTGAAGAAAAGATTGGCAGAAAGGTAAGATGGGAACTGCAATTCTCAAAGACTTCACCTGGATTCCAGTCTGGTGAGTATGATTTTTATTTTAGAGGAGATGAAGTTGGTATTGATACTATTGGTGATCTTGTGGATACTGCAGAACTCGCTGGTCTTGTTACCCGCACTGGTGCTTGGTATCAACTTGAAGATGGCACAAAGGTCCAAGGCAGAGAAGGATTTATTAACAGAGTAAAGGAAGACCTAGATCTACAGGATAGCCTTAGATCAAAGTTAGCAAATGGCTGAAGAAAAATTCCTTCCAGTTCCTGGTAAATTTATTTGCCAAAAGTGTAAAGAAGATGTAACTGCTGCAAGATTTTGGTATGAAACTGGAGATGTTACATGGATGTGCTCTAAAAAGCATATATCAAAAGTTGAACTAGTTGCAAAGAAAAAGAAGAAAAAGGATTTTGAAGATGAGTGAAAGATCAGAAAGTAAGAGAATTGGTGCCAAGCAGCACAAAAACTCTGGTCGTAATACTCACAAAGGTGATGCAACTTGGAGAAACTTTACAGTTGATTTTAAAGAATATCCAAAAGGTATTACAGTAAATAAAGATATTTGGGCTAAGGCAGTAACAGATGCCATTAGAAATGGAAACGATCCAGCAATATTCTTGGTACTTGGTGAGGGAAATGCTAAGGTAAGGCTGGCGGTAATAGAAGTAGAAATGCTTGAGCAGTTAACAGAAGGGTATAAAAATGACACAACAGAATGAACAAGAAAAGACAACCATTGATATGGTTAATGGACTGGCAGAAATTGCAGACTATATGAAAGATGAAGAGTTAACTACTGCCCTTACAATGATTGCTAAGTTAATTATTAAACCAGATATTCCTCCTCATGTAGCAAGTCTTGAGATCGTAAGACTACAGGCTATCGCAGCAAAAATGTCATTTAAGGCTACTTGGCTAACTAATGTAGATAAAAGCGACAGAGCAAAGAAGAACATTTACTACACAGCAGCAGAAGCAATCAATGATTTGGTATCAGCACTTAAGTACATAATGCGATAACCTGCTATACTTATATAAACAAGGGAATATAATGACAAAAAATTTACTAAAACAGATTATGCTTAAGCCTACAACAGAAAACGATACATTTGAGACAGAAAAGTTTGTTGAGACTATTCAGAACGGCTACTTAGCAGATCGTGGTACAAAGTTTCAAACTAAAAAATCTTTTAGTCCTTCTACAATTGCATATGGCCATGGAGAATGTCCACGGTACTGGTACCTAGCATTTCAGGGTGCAAACTTTGAAGACAATAACACTCCGTATGATGTAGCAAATATGACCAATGGTATTATCTCTCATGATCGTATTCTTGGAAAAGCATTTGCAGGCTCTGGAATTCTTATTGATACAGAGTTTGACTTGCGTGAATCAGATCCTCCAATTTATGGTAAGGTCGATGGTCTTGTTAAATGGCAGGATGAAGAGGTTGTTGTTGAAGTAAAGACAACAAATGAACAAGTATTTGAATATCGTAAGAAAACAAATAAGCCAAAGACTGGACACGTAATTCAGTTGTTGATTTATATGAAGGTTCTTAAAAAGGCCAGAGGTGTTCTTGTATATGAGAATAAGAACAACCATGAACTTCTTGCAATACCAGTTGCTATCAATGAAAATTATATTAATTGGATTGATCAAGCATTTGAATGGATGAGAGTTGTTCGTAAGGCATGGGAAGACCAACAACTTCCAATGAAGAACTATAGAGCAAACTCAAAGATTTGCAAAAACTGTCCGCTTAAGTCAGATTGTGACAAAACAGAGGCGGGAGTTATTAAGATTGCATCTCTGGAGGAATTGAGTGAAACGATGTAGCAGGTTTGAATGTGAAAATCATTTTAAACCAAAAGTAAGTTATCAAATTTATTGTAGCGAAGAGTGCAGAGACCTTTCTACAAAAGAAAAGATTGCTGAAAGATATCAAGTAACCAAAAGACAAAAGCGTTTAGGTAAAATAAGAAGATGTCTTGGTGGGTGTGGAGTACAACTATCCATCTATAATGACTCTGGATTTTGTTCTAACTGTAATGTTAGCGAAAAAGCAGTAGCAAAAATGTTAAAAGAGGTAAAGGGGTTTTTTGATTATGAACAAGAATAAACCAGGCAAAATTTGTGCAATAGATGCAAGCACAAACAGCCTTGCCTTTGCTATTTATATTGATGACAAACTTGATAGTGTTGGAAAGATTAATTTTGAAGGTAAAGATATTTATGCTAAGGTAGGAGATGCTGCAGTTAAAACTAGGGCATTCTTTAGTGAGTTTATTGAGGTAGATGCTATTGTTATTGAGCATACCGTTTTTATGAACAGCCCCAAGACTGCAGCAGATCTTGCACTTGTACAGGGTGCCTTGCTGGGTGCAGCGGCTATGTGCGGTATCAAAACGGTAGGCAAGGTATCTCCAATAACATGGCAGAACTATCTAGGCAATAAGAAACTATCTAAAGAAGAACAACTACAGGTAAGAGTAACAAATCCTGGAAAGTCTTTATCTTGGTATAAGGCATATGAGCGTGATTTTAGAAAGAAAAGAACAACTAAATTACTTGACATTGTTTATGACAGAAAGATAGAAGATTATGATGTTGCAGATGCTGCTGGCATTGGGCATTGGGCTATTCACAATTGGGATAAGGCTTTGGGGGTTGACAAATAACGCTATGGCTGGTAAACTATATACATCAGAAGTCTACATGCGTAAGCGCTACGTATTAGATAAGAAGACTCCAGAGGAGATTGCAAAGGAGTGTGGTTGTACAGTGGAAACTGTATATGTCTACCTTGCAAAATTTGGATTAAGGAAGAGTAAGCGATGAGCGATAATTTACATATTACGGTTGATCAAGTCAACCATCCATCTCACTATGTCTCAGATCCTTCTGGCGTAGAGTGCATACAGATTACTCGTCATCGTAATTTTAATATTGGTAATGCTTTTAAGTATTTGTGGAGAGCAGGACTTAAGGATGAATCAAAAACTATTCAGGATTTAGAAAAAGCAATCTTTTATATCAAGGATGAAATCAATAGACTAGAGGGCAAATACAATGTCAACTGAAGAAGATCTAGTTAAACACCTTGATCAGGTAAATACAGTAGTTTCTGAATACCTTAAGGGCAATGACCCAACAGTTATCTCAAAAGAATTAGATATTCCACGTACTCGTGTTGTCACACTTATTAATGAGTGGAAGGCTATGGCCTCAGACAACTCAGCAATTCGTGCCCGTGCAAAAGAAGCACTTGTCGGAGCAGACACACATTACACAAAACTTATATCAAAGTCGTATGAAGTTATTGATGAAGCCTCAATGACCAATAATCTTAGTGCAAAGACTGCTGCTATTAAACTAGTTATGGATATTGAGTCTAAGCGCATTGATATGCTTCAAAAGGCTGGGCTTCTTGAGAACAAAGAACTTGCAGAAGAAATGGTTGCAATTGAAAAAAGACAAGAGGTTCTTGTTGCAATTCTAAGAGATATTGCATCATCCCATCCAGAAGTACGTGACATTATTATGCAAAGACTTTCCTCTATTGCAAAAGAGGGAGAGGTAATAACAGTTGTCCACGATGTTCAATGATTTCTTAGAGGTCTTAAAAGAAAACAATTTTGAAGAGATTCCAGTAGATGCAAAGACATTTGTTGAGTCTCCAGACTTTCTTGGACAGCCATCATTATCTGAGATTCAGTATGACATTGTTGAGGCTATGAGTCAGATTTATAAAAAAGAAGACTTAGAAGAGTTACTGGGATCAGTAGAAGGTAGTAAATATTATGCAAAATACACTAAGAACGAAATCATTTTACAGTTGGGTAAAGGTAGTGGCAAAGATTTTGTTTCCACTGTTGCTTGTGCTTATGTTGTTTATAAGTTACTTTGCCTTAAAGACCCTGCCAGATATTTTGGAAAGCCAAGCGGAGACGCTATAGATATTATTAACGTTGCAGTAAACGCTCAACAGGCTAAGAACGTTTTCTTCAAAGGTTTTAAAAGCAAGATCGAAAGATCTCCATGGTTTGCAGGCAAGTATAATCCAAAAGCAGATAGCGTTGAGTTTGATAAATCAATCACTGTTTATTCTGGACACTCAGAGCGTGAGTCGCATGAGGGTTTGAACTTGCTAATGGCAGTACTTGATGAGATTTCTGGCTTTGCATCTGAAGTAGGTACTGGAAATGATCAAGGCAAGACTGCTGAAAATATTTATAAAGCATTTAGCGGTACAGTAGATTCTCGTTTTCCAGACTTAGGAAAGGTTGTTTTGCTTTCTTTCCCAAGATATCAGGGTGACTTTATTTCAAAGCGGTATGACGATGTAATTATGGATAAAGATGTAATAGAACGTAGGCATACCTATATAATTAATCCTGACCTACCACATGATGATTCAAGCAATCAACTTGAAATTGTATGGGAAGAAGACCATATTGTTTCATATAAAATACCAAAGGTATATGCATTAAAAAGACCCACATGGGAAGTAAATCCTACTAGAAGTATTGAAGATTTTAAGATGTCATTTTTTAAAGATATGGGAGATGCAATGATGCGCTTCCTTTGTACCCCGACATATTCATCTGATGCTTTCTTTAAGCAAAAGGACAAACTAGAAAGATGTATGACCTTAAGAAATCCTGTGGATAGTCATAGAAGATTTGATCCTGGATTTACTCCAGATCCAGATAAAACTTATTATGTTCATGCCGACCTTGCACAAAAGCATGACAAGTGTGCAGTAGCAATTGCACATGTTGATAAGTGGGTTAATATTCAGGTTATTAAAGATTACCAGCAGGTAGCACCAGTTGTTATTGTTGATGCCGTTGCTTGGTGGGAGCCAAAGGTAGAAGGCCCAGTTAATTTATCTGAGGTTAAACTGTGGATTCAAAATCTACGCAGAGAAGGATTTAATATTGGAATGGTATCTTTTGACCGCTGGCAGTCCTTTGACATTCAAAATGAACTTAAGGCTGTTGGAATAAGAACTGATACTGTTTCTGTTGCTAAAAAACACTATGAAGATTTAGCAATGATGATATATGAAGAAAGAGTTGCGATGCCAATGATTCCTTTATTGCTTGAAGAGATGAGTGAACTCAAGATTATGAGAAATAACAGAGTTGACCATCCACGCAAGAAATCTAAGGACTTGGCAGATGCCGTTTGTGGGGCGGTATTTGGAGCAATATCCCATACCAGTAAGGATTCCAACCTAGAAATTGAGATCCATACATGGTCAACCGCATCCCGACTTGCACAAAAGCAAAGGGATATGGTAGAATTAGAAACTAGGGAAATTCCTGAAGATATCAGAGATTTCCTAGATGAATACAAATTAATTTAATCAAACAAGGAGAAAAATGAATTCATTTAAGAAAATCGCACTAGCCATGGTTGCAGCCATGACTTTGGGCACAATGGTAGCAACACCTGCAAGTGCTAACACCATGTCAGTTGTAGCAACAACATGGAACGGTACAGCATTCGCTGCACCAGCAACTGCTGGAACAGCACTAGGCACTGCAATCCTACGTCCAGTACCTGCAGACAACAAGATTGACAACGCTGATGTTGTCCAGTTGGTAGCAACCGTTGTTGCTGGAACAAATGTAACTGCAACAGCAACAAATGCAACAATCGTATCTGCATTGCATGATCCTGCTGCTCCAGTAGGAGCATCATCAGGTTCATCATCTTTGACAATTGCAACTGGAACTGGAACAGCAGCAACGTTTTATGTTTACACAAAGACAACAGCAATTGGCACAGTTGTAATTACAAACGGTCCAGTAACACTTACATATTATGTACAGGGCACTGCTGGTCTAATTAATAACCTAACAGTTTCCACACCTGCTTCAGGTGCTGCTGGAACAAAGCAGGATATCGTTGTAACTGCAACAGATGCATTTGGTAACAAGGTATCTGGTAAGTCAATCACAGCAACAGTGTTTGCCGCAACAGCAGTAATGGATACAGCAACAGTAACAACTGGTGCTACACTAACAGACTTTGGAACAGCAACCTTTAAGGCAACTCTTCCAACAACAGGAACACGCTCACTTATTACATTTGCTCCAACAACATCAACAGATGCAGTTGCAGCAGCAGTAGTAGGTTTGACTGCTCCAACACTTGCACCATTTGCAGAGATTGCAGTTCGTGATCTAGTATCAGAACTTGCTTCTGAAAAGGCTGCAAAGGATGCAGCGCTTGCTGCTAAGGCAGTTGCAGATGCTGCAGTTCTAAAGGCTGCTGCAGATGCAGTTGCTGCTAAGGCTGCTTCAGACAAGGCTCTTGCTGATGCAAAGGTTGCTGCAGATGCAGCACTTGCTGCAGCAGTTAAGGTAGAGACAGACAAGGCTGCTGCTGCTAAGGTAGCATCAGATGCTGCTCTTGCTGCTAAGGATGCACAAATTGCTAAGTTGACTGCAGACAATGCAGCAGCAATTAAGTCACTAAAGGATGCTTTCAACAAGTTGGCTCGCCAATGGAATGCAAAGAATCCAAGAGCACGAGTTACTCTAGTTAAGTAATTAGTCCAACAAGGAGGGGAGCCATTAATTTGGCTCCCTTTTTTGTTATGTTTATATGTCTAATTGAATAATTTGATATAATAAGCAAAGAGGAGAGTCCCCCACTTGAAAAAACTCTTGCGTATATCTACAGTTTTTATTCTTGCATTTGGATGGCTATTTATAGCGCCACTAGGAGCACATTCTGACGACCCCATAACAATAGGTGCACAAAGAATAGAGGCCCTAAATGAGAAGGTTTCAGACCTTAATGATAGTGCCGAATTAGTCTCACTTATTGATGTAGCACAGGACAAGTATGAGACAGCCGTAAATGTTAGGGACAACAAGATATCAGCAGAAGAAGACTATCTAGATGCAGTAGATGCAGAATCAGTAGCCCTATCTAATCTCAACAATAAAATATCATTATTAAATGCAGCGCAAAAAGCGGTAGATGATCAAACCCCAATAGTTTCAACCGCATTAACAAATAGAAACAATGCTCAAGAAGCATTAAATATAGCCAATATTAATCTTCAAACCACACAGTCTAATATGCAGGCTGCTGGAGGAACAGGGTTAGCCTATACGGTCTATACTCTTGTCAGACAAGGAAATGTCGCTACCCCAGGATCTGTGCTTTGTTCTGGCACTTGGAACTCAAACTCTATGTATCTTCCAGTTTGTGGCAACAGGTATGAAAATTTTATAGTTAAATTTACTGGAACGATTACTGTCCCATCATGGTTTACAACAACATATTTTGCAGGATATACAGATGATGGATTTAGAATGTATGTAGACGGAGTTCTTGCAGTTGATAACTGGCAAGAGCAAGGCACTACTTGGAGTGATTATTCACCAGTATATGATGTTAGTGAAGACAAAACATTGGGTGTAGAAATTTGGTGGTATAACGGCGGAGGTCCTGGAGACTATCATCTTGGATGGGCAATTCCTGGAGGATGGACTGGAGCAGGATGCGACTATGCTGGAAACCCACGAGTATGGGGACAGAACTTTAGTTGTAATCTTAATACATTTTCTTCTGGTACAGGACCAACACAAGAACAAATAAATGCTTATAACCAGGCACTTGCAACAAGAACATCTGCATTAGCAACTTATAATGATAAGTTATCTGTTTATAACACGGAACTTGCAAAGTTAGATACATATAACAGTGCATCAACAACTGCTAATACTAATAAAAATAATGCACAAAATGCCTACGAAACTGCACAAGATAATACTCAAGATGCATTAGATGAAAAAAATGATGCCATTGAAGATTATAATGATGCAATTAGTGATATGAATATTTCAATCGCTACCGCTGAAGAAGAGTATGTTAGTCAATTTGATTTTGAAGAAAAACAGAGAATTGCTGCTGCTATTGCTACTGCACTTGCAAATATGCCACAACCAGAACCAACTCCAGAGGCTACAGTTGAACCTACACCAGAGCCTTCTCCAGAACCAAGCGTTGAGCCAACAGAGGAACCAACACAAGAGCCCACCCCAAAGCCTTCTCCAGAGCCTACAGTAGACCCTACGCCTGACCCTACGCCAGAACCCACACTAGAGATTACTCCAGATCCAGAGCCAACAGATGAGCCAGTCGTGGAGCCAACTGATGAACCAACTCCAGAACCTACGCCAGAACCTGGACCAGAGCCTACACCAGAAGAAAATCCATGGACTGAGCCAGATGTAGAAATTAAAGATGAGGAATTAGCAGCACTCGTTCCTGAAAAAGGAACTGGAACAGAACAAGATTTATCTAATGTTATTGCTAACCTTACAAGCAAGGATAATAAGTTAGTTACACTTTCTGCTGAACAAATAACAGCAGTAAGCCAAACCCTTAGATCCCTTACTCAAGAAGCAAAGGCAGAGGTTGCAGAAGACCTTGGTATTAAACCTTCAGAGGTTGCACAGATTGCAGAGCAGATGAAATCTAATCCAGCACTTGCAGAAGCGTTTGTTGAATTTAATGACAGAGCAGAGACTGCAGGAGATACCCCAATGCCATTTACATTAGCAGATGCTGTAACAGAAGTACAAACAGAAGCATTTTTAGCAGACCCACTTGGGGCTGTATTCAATGTAGACCCACTAGAACTCCTATCTAATTTCTCTGAGTTAGGTATGGATATGACAGATGATCAGAGAGAAAAAGCCCAAGAAGTAATTATTCCAGTTGTGATTGTTTCACAAATTGCGAGTACTCTAATTGGAATGAGGAGATAAAATGAAAATAATCAAAAAAGTTGTGAAGGGATTCTTCACATGGCTGAAAGACGCTGGAGTTGAAGTAATCGCACAAGCCTTTACTCTCCTTGGCTTCTTTATTGCATGGCTAACACTAACAGGATCAGCCAGGGACATTGTTGGTATTGCAACACTAGCAGTAACAGTGATCTGGCTTATTACAATCCCCCTACGAAAGGAAGATTAAGATGGCAAAGAAAAAAGATATAGACCTAACAGTAACTGATCCAACAACAGGAGAAGAAGTTTTAGGATCAAGCGCTGTAACAAATATATGGAATATTTTTCTAAGAATTGTTGCAGTATTTGCAGCATCAGGACTATCAGTAATTGGTGCAGGAGCAGTTGTTGGTATTTCTACAGTTACAGCAGTAACAATGGCTGGACTATTGGGCGTGGCAACAGTAATTGAAAGACTGGCTCGTGCATTTCTTGATGATGGCAAGTTGAGCGCTGCTGAGATTAATGCAGCGTTTGCTAAAGTAGATAAGCAGTCATAATTCAGCGTAGTTGACGGTTATGCCTGCCTCTGATATACTGGTAATACAGTAAACTTAGGGGTAGGCATGACTTGTATTGCAGGAATAATTAAAGACGGTAAGGTATACCTTGCTGGTGAACGTGGTGCGTCAGAAGATAATTATATTGTATCTATAGACAAACCAAAAATTTGGAAATCTGGTCCATATATTTTTGGATATTCAGGAACATTTGATGCACAAATTATTCAATATAATTTTGTTCCACCTGCTCCAGAAGGTAACTTAGATAAGTTTATGCATGGAAAATTTTTAAAATCTCTTAAAGCATTTTATAATGAATGGGATATTGGCGGTAAAGATAGTGAGATATCACTTTTAATTGGTATTAAGGGTAAACTCTATGAGCATGAAGCAGATGGGTTTACTATGATTTCCTATGACAGAGATTATGTTGCCATAGGATCAGGAGCAGACTACGCTATGGGTTCTCTTCATGCTACCCAAAATCATAAAGACCCAAAGCGTAGGCTTGCTCTTGCTGTTGGATGTGCTATTCAGTTTAGTACATCCTGTATTGGCCCAGTTGACTTTTTAAACGCATAGGGGTATACTAAACATATGGAAGAATTTGACGACATATTAAAAAAGATTCAAGAAAGTGAATCAGACTTTAATGAGTTTGAGATCTGGCTTGAAAATGGCGTTGAGCGGGGATGGATAACAGAACCGTTTTGTAATACTCATGAGGGTGATCCTTACATGAGCGAAGAAGAAGAAGCAGAATGGGAAGCAGGGGGCGACCCATGTCAAGTAGTATTTAAAATAAAGGAGATCTAAGTGAAAAAAGTAGTGGGGATTTTTACAATTCTATTTGCTGTTGCATTTTTGCCAGCGGTACACGCTGAACAAAAAGTTGCAATTGCAATTATTGATACTGGTGTAGATACATCAAAGGTAAATGTATTTCATGAGGTATGTATCATGGAAGAAAAACGTTGTCCAAATAAGCAGACATTCATGGAAGGTCCTGGATCTGCAACACGCTCTGCCATAAATGGATTTGAGCATGGAACACGCATGGTAAGAGTTGCACAAGCAATCAATCCAAACGTTAACATCATTTTTATTCGTATTGTTCCAGCAGATAGAAATGATAGAAATCCTATGTTTTCTGCCGTAAATTCTAATAGTACCGTAAAGCAGGCACTGGATTGGGTAGTTGCTAATAAAACAAAGTTTAATATTGTAGCAACATCTACATCTTTTTCTGAGTATTCTAGATTTAAAAAGGGTGCTAACTATTGTCCAGTAAATGGTCCTTTGCAAAAGACTATTGCATCTTTACAAAAGTTAAACGTTGGCACATTTTTTAGTGCTGGCAATGACTATAAAGCAGATCAGATTGGGTATCCAGCCTGCATATCTGAATCAATTGCAGTAGGTGCATCTAATGCTGACCATAGAGTTGAACTCTATAGCAATAGGGCTCCACAGATTGATTTCTTTGCTCTTGGTACATATGATATTTTAGGAGAAAGAATTATGGGAACTTCTCCATCTACCGCTGCACTAGCAGCACATTGGGCTAAAAATTATAAGGGCACCTACCAGGGTACATACGACTTCTTAAAGTCGGTATCAATCAACCTTGTGGTTCCTGTAGCATAGTGATATAATAGGTAGTGCACCTGCCAAATGGGGGTGCACTAACTTATTCGCTTGAAAGGGGAATAAAATGGTAACAAAGTATGCTATGGATCTTTTTAATGATCCATTTTTTATTGGCTTCAACAGAGAGTTGAGCCGCTTGAACACAGCACATAAAACAAACTCACAATCATATCCTCCATATGATCTTCTTAAACTAGATGAAGATACATATAGGTTGTCGCTTGCAATTGCAGGCTTTACAAAAGATGACTTAAAAATCTCTGTGGATAATGGAACCCTAATTATTAAGGGCGAGATTGTTGAGGTAACAGATGCGGAAGTAGTTCACAAGGGTATTGCTGGTCGTAAATTTGTACGATCATTTGCTCTTGGAGAATATATGGAAGTAACTGGGGCAGAAATGAAGGACGGTATGTTACATATTGATATAGATCGTATTGTTCCTGAAGAAAAGAAGCCAAAAGAAATCGCTATCAAGGTTGCTAAAAAGTAACCTATAGGATATAATAGATATAAGCACCTGAGCATGTGTGTAAACTGCTCACTAATATTAGGAGATGAAATGGCTGAAAAAGGTACAGTAGAAGCAATCATTGAGGTTGCAAAGAAAGAAATTGGAACAATTGAAGGTCCAAAAGATAATGAAACAAAGTATGGTGCATGGATGAAGGTTAACTTCCAACCATGGTGCCAGTCATTCGTTTCGTGGTGTGCATTTACTGCGGGTATAGCAAAGTTTCCAAAGTCTGCTTCAACAGTAGCAGCATCAGATGAATTTAAGAAACAAAATCGTTGGGCAGATGCTCGTAATGATGATCCAACTCCTGGAGACTGGATTTATTTTGATTTCCCAGATGATGGCGTAAATCGAATTTCACATGTTGGTCTTTGCATTAAGAACAATGGTGATGGAACTATTCAAGTTATTGAAGGAAACACTTCAGGAACTGCTAAGGGAGATCAGCGCAATGGCGGTATGTGCGTAGAAAAGACTCGTGCATATGTAAAGAATAACAAGCCAAAGTTGATCAATGCAGTTGTGGGTTGGGGTCGTCCAGTTTACAAGGGTGAGGAAAATGCTCCGCTTCTGTCAAAGGGTGGCTTAGTTGCGCCAGTTGATGATCAAAAGATTGCAGCACCTGCAAAAAAAGCAGCACCTGCAGCATTTAAGCCATTGAAGAATGGTTCAAAGGGAACAGGTGTAAAGAACGTACAAACACTTCTTGGCCTAAAGGCTGATGGAATCTTTGGTCCAGGAACAGCAAAGGCTGTTCAGGAATTTCAGAAAAAATCCAAACTTCCAGTTACTGGAATTGTAGACCAAGCAACATTTAAGGCTTTAAAAAAGTAAATGCCAAAGTATGATTACAAGTGCACGGTGTGCTCAATGTCTATCGAATTTGAAAGAGGATTCGGTGAAGACAGAGAGCCATCGTGCTGTAATGAAATAATGCAAAGACAGTGGACAGGCTCTGTCGGAGTAATATTTAATGGTTCAGGTTTCTATTCAACAGACAACAAAAAGTAAGGGTATATACTATGAGAACAATGATTACAGAAGATGTCGTAGCAAAAGAGTGGGTACTAAAGGCAACCGACCGCTGTGATTCATGTGCAGCAGAGGCGCTTGTAAAGGTAACTGGATTAACTGGAGACCTCATGTTTTGTGGTCATCACTATAATAAAATCATGGATAACTCTGAGGGTTATAAGAAGATGATGGCTTTTGCGCTAACTGTAGTTGATGAAAGAGATAAGTTGATTGAGAATAGAGCAAAAGGAGAGTCATACTAATGTATCAATATTATGTTAGAAAAGTAGAAAATGTTGTAGATGGAGATACCATCGATGTTCTTATTGATTTAGGGTTTGATATCTTATTTCAGTCCCGTGTAAGATTGGCTGGTATTGATACACCAGAGTCTCGCACAAAGGATCTTAAAGAGAAGGCTCTTGGTCTTGAGTCCAAAGAGTATTTGAAGAAGGCTTTAAAGGATGCAAAGTCTGTTGTGATTAAGACTGAAAAGATGGACTCATCTGAAAAGTATGGTCGTATCTTAGGCTGGCTATATGTAAATGGTGACACAGAGTCTGTTAATGATAAGATGATTAATGATGGCTATGCTTGGGGATACATGGGAGAAACAAAGGTTAAGGACTTTGATGCTCTTGCAAAAGCAAGAAAGAAGTCTGGTAAGTGAGTTTAGTTTATTATTTTACAGCAGACTGGTGTAATCCTTGTAAAAAAGTAAGACCAATTGTTGAAGAAATAAATAGAGAAACCAATAACAAGTTCCAAATAATTGATGCTGATTTAGAAATGAAACTTGTCAAAAGGTTTGAGATTCGTTCTGTGCCTACATTTATTTTATTAAAAGACGGTATAGAAATTAAAAGAATTACTGGGGCACAAACTAGAGAGCAACTAGAGGATTTTATTAATTATGAAAAAAATATTCAAGATGATATTCAACCCTGATGGTAAGAATATGATACCTGAAGAACAAGATTCTATAGACTATTTAATCTTAAATGGTGGCCTTGAAGTTGTTGGGCTAGATTCAGACAGCGGTGAGTTCCTATATGCCTTTACTCCAAAGATCAAAGAACTTATGCCAGACTTACATGAACAACACATTAAAGATGTAAATCAAAATGTATTAAAACTTTGGGAAATGGGATTTTTAGAGATTGATTTTATGAAGCCTGATCCAGTCATAACTATTGGCAAAAAAGCCTTGGATAAGGCAGAGGTTTCAAGGCTATCCAAAGATGATCAGTGGCACCTTAATGAAATTAAGAGGCTCTTGAAAACACGAGAAGTCTGATATAATCATTGTATAAACTAGGAGGTTGGATATGCCATACAAGGTTGGAGAAAAGGGCTCATACGGATGCTCTGGATACCCTGCAGTAAAAGATGATGGGGAAGTTATGGGATGTCATACAACCCGTGCTGAGGCTGCTGCACAGATATATGCAATTAATCTTAGGGAAGGAAATATAGGTAAATCAATGCCAAATCTTAATGAGGGCGATTTTGCCATGACTGGTCATGGATCTGACGAATTTCATATAGGACAAATCGTACACGTAATGCGTGATGGTGCACTTGGAAATGAAGGAACAGAATATTATATGCAGGCAACTGCAGAAAACCCTGCAGTATTATTACAATTATTTCAACAAGAAGATGATGGGTTTTGGGAAGCAACAAGACTTTACACAGCATGTATGATGTCGCTAATGATTCCAATTGATCCACTTCCAGTAGAACCAAAATTAACAGATGTTGAAATGTCAATGGATAATTCAATGTATGCTGCAAAAACAATAAATAAATCAATGTACAGAGTAGTTCAAGATAATCCAAGTTGTTCTGAAGGATTTGCTGTTGTTGATGAAGAGGGAGAGTTGGAAGGATGCTTTGCAACTCGTGAAGAAGCAACTATTTTTGCTGAAGCAAATAATAAAGAAGAGATGATGGACTCAGAAGTTGCGATGGCAATGTATGATTCATCAATTGGAAAAAGAGAAATGGCAAATGCCCCATACAAAGATGCAGAAGATATGGATAAGGCTAAGCCTAATTACGAAGATATGATTGAGCCAAGAAGAGGCGGATCAAGACCTTCTGATCCAAGATTATATGCAAGAGTAGTTCAAGCAGCAAAAGACAAGTTTGATGTTTATCCTTCTGCAGTTGCAAACGCATGGGTAGTTGGAGAGTACAAGCGTCGTGGTGGTACTTATAAGGGAGAAGACATGGATAAGAGAGACTACTCAATGGATGCACGTCGTGCAATGGCTGAGTCAGGTATGGCAATGCCAGATGGTTCATTCCCAATTGCAAATGGTGGAGATTTACAAAATGCAATTCAATCTGTTGGACGTGCATCAAATTATGCAGCAGCAAAGGAACACATCATTCGCCGTGCAAGAGCACTTGGCATGATGGAGATGCTTCCTGAAGATTGGCGCAACAATGCAACGAAGGGCATGGGCAACTGGAGTGGATCAATCTTTGATCTTAATCCATTTGTAAAGTAATGCCAAAGAGAAAAGCACAATCTTTTAATTCAACGCAGATTAAAGATGGAATGATTGTTCGTATGAATAAAAACGGTACAATCAAATCTATTCTTGGTCCATATGAAGTAAAACACCCAAAGAAGGATAAGTGATGGCAGAGACATATTCACCTAATGCTGGAATGAAAGCCGCAGCAAGACGTGCTTTGAAGTGGAAAGAAGAAGGCAAGGCAACAGGTGCTGGCACTCCAGTAGGTTGGGGTAGAGCAACAGATATTGTTAATGGTGCGCCTATGTCTCTTGATACTGTTAAGAGAATGTTTTCTTTCTTCTCTCGTCATGAAGTAGATAAAAAAGGCAAAGGTTTTTACGATGGTCCAGAGTTTCCTTCTAATGGAAGAATTATGTGGGAAGCATGGGGCGGAGATGCAGGCTTTGCATGGAGCCGTGCCATTGTTGAAAGAGAAAGAGATAAGGCAGACAAAGCGTGGGTAGGTAGCCCATTTAGTTTTAGAAAGGGGTAGGCAGTGGAAGATATGAACATTGAAGAAGTTAAGCAATTAGTTAACTTCTATAGACAAAAGGCATCAGATCTGGAGTTTCAGTTGCTACAATCACAACTTAAGTTAAATAGAGTTATGATTCAGCAGGCAGAGCCAGTTCCTGCTACAAAAATCACAAAAACAAAACCTGAATAATAGGTAAAAATGGAATACTTTTTAGCCATCGGCTTGACATTGCTGGCTGCTTGGTCTATAATTAGATTAAACGGATATAAAGTTTCAAAAACTTTAACGAATATCAAGTATAGACAAAGTGATATTCATGAAAGTATTAGAGCCTTTATTCCTAAAAAACTAAACAATAAGGAAAAGATTGAGTCTCAGTCGGCAAAACATGCTGCTAACACTATGATCAAGATTATTGTTATAGACAACAAAGCATATTGGGTAAAAGATAATGTTTTTTATTCTGCTGATACTGATAATGGAGACATTGTTAGTCCTACCGCAGAACCAGTAGACATATCAACTATGTCTAAAAAAGACATTGACAAGATGCTTTTTATATTGGATAATTTAAGAAAAGGAATACAAAATGATAGTGGTAGTTCAGGGAACGAATGACTTTAGCGACTACAGCGTATTCATTCGTGCTATGGGTGTTGCCCTATCTGGCATGAAAGAAGATGATAAAGAGTTTGCAATTTATTCAGTAGGTCCTACAAGAATAAACTCTATGGTTTCAGAGTTTTCAAATCTTTCTGAACGTGGTATGAAAGCCAGAGGGAAGAAAATTAAATACTATAAAGTTCCTAGCCAATGGGTTGAAGAAAACATGTCTTATGTAAACTATTTTGCATTTTTATGTAACCCAAAGCAAACACCTTCTAAGTTGGTTGCTAAGGCTGAATTAGAAAACATCGAAGTTGGAATTTTTAGATACTAAGGGGGAAGTATGATAGTAACAAGTTTAGAAAAAATGGAGAAGATTGTAAAAACAAATAACAATCTTTCTTGGGTTGGTTGGGATGTAGTAGATCTAAAGAGATCTGATTCTGCACGTACCGCCGTTAACGGTGTGAGAGTAAAGGGTCTTTGGTACCTACAAAGAGTTTATAAGGTCACTCGTAACGGATGGGATATTCCAAACAGATATAGAGGTTAAGCATGAAACAACATCTATGGAAAGATGCTGCAGAATGTTTAGGTTCTGATACAAACATGTTCTTTGATGACTACGAAGAAAAGCCTGAAAGCAGAGCCTTTGTTGACTCTCTATGCAGGACTTGCCCAGTAGCAAAAAGATGTTTTGCTGTAGGAGTATCTGGTAAAGAGTGGGGAGTTTGGGGCGGTGTCTACTTAGAAGGTGGAGAAGTCTCAAGAGAATTTAATAATCATAGGTCAAAGCAAGAATGGTCTTTGACTTGGCAATCATTAACAATGGAGCAATAATATGTGGTCATGGGTATTGGCAGCAATAGGTGTCACAGGAATATTCCTGGTTGGTCGTAAAACCATTTGGGGATGGCTTGTTCTTTGCGTAAATGAAGTATTATGGATTGTTTATGCTGTAACAACCAAACAATATGGTTTCATAGTTGCTGCTGTAGCATATGGAATTGTTTATGTTAAATCATTTTTACATTGGAAGAGAGAAGAATAATGATTATACAAATTATAGGACTGCCAGGATCTGGAAAAACAGAATTGGCAAAAGCGCTTAAAGAACGAATCAACGCTATTCATCTTAATGCAGATGAGGTTAGAGCAACAGTTAATTCTGATTTAGGTTTTAGCCCTGAAGATAGACTTGAGCAGGCTCGTCGCATGGGCGAGATGGCACGATTAATTTCTAAGCAGGGTGTTGCTCCAGTAATTGTAGACTTTGTATGTCCAACAGAGTTAACTCGTTCAGCATTTGGTAAGCCAGATATTTTGGTATTCATGGATACAATTGCAGAAGGTAGATTCGAAGATACTAATAAAATGTTTGAGCGCCCAGACAATGCAGATGTTTGTTTCATTAGTCATAATCTAGATGCTAATGCAAAGGCATCTCATATTATTCAAAAGTTTGGACTACATGATTGGTCTGCACCAACAACACTTATGTTGGGTAGATACCAACCATGGCATGAAGGACACCATGCCCTATACAAAGAGGCTGGCAAGAGAACCGAACAGGTACTTCTTGGAGTTCGTAATACCTACAACACAAGCGAGAAAGATCCTCTTAAGTTTGATCAGGTAAAAGAGTATATTGCTAAAGATGAATTTATGGATGGGGCATTGGTACTAAGATTACCTAACATTACTAATATTGTTTATGGTCGTGATGTAGGTTACAAGATTGAACAGGTAGATTTGGGTGCAGACATTCACGCTATTTCTGCAACACAGAAGCGTAAGGAAATGGGAATATAAATGTTGGAAAATGCTATTGCTGTTGTTGCTTCACTTATAATTGCATTGGTTGCAGTGCATTTTGTTGATAAAAAATGGGGAGGCACTGATGAAGGTCACCAAGGCTAGGTCGTTTGCAAAAGCACTTAGTTATCGCATATGGGGAACACTTTCCTCTGTCGCTGTTGCTTATGTCATAACAAATAATGCAGCGCTTTCTGTTACAATTGCGTTTTGGGAAACTGTAGTTAAGATATTTATTTACTACGCACATGAGCGTGGATGGAACTATATACAATGGGGCAGGAAGTAGTGTATACAGATGCAATGCGTAGGGCTTTTCATTCAGTTATACCGCCAAAAGGATTTGGTGTAAACATAATTGACAATGAACATTTTTTAACTATCAAGTTAGATGAAAATCACTTTGCTGGATTGGTTCACGATGAAAAGATTCAAGCGTTGCAATATGTTTTAAAACTTAAGAACGCTCTTGAAATGGAAGGTGCTATTGTTTTAGTTACCAGGGAAGCAGTAAAGAAGTGACAATCTTTATCTCCGTTGCTAGTTATAGAGACCCTGAACTAGAAAGAACAATTCATTCTGCTATAGATAATGCTGCCAACCCAGAAGAACTATACTTTGGTGTTTTCCTGCAAGAGTTTGACAAGTATGAACCAGATCTATCATGGGTTCCCAATCTTACACTGGGAAAGATACACCCAAAGATGGCAAGAGGTGCTGGCTATGCCAGGGCACAGATTATGCCAATGTATTCTGGACAAGACTATTTCTTACAAATTGATTCACATACTATATTTGAAAAAGATTGGGACTTGTTATGTATTGAGCAACATAAAAAGGCACAAGAGATATCAAAGAATAACAAGATTATCTTGTCACACTTTCCTCCACCATTTTATGTAGAACCAAATAAACAAATAAGTATAATAAAAAAATCAAAGCAACAGTTGCCATATCCCACAAAACAAAAGCCTATGCTTACAAAGCGTGGTGATTGGACTGCAGAGAGAGTTGAGTTATCTAATAAGCATACTCCAGAAGAATCAACCACAATACTTGCAGGATTTATTTTTACTACTGGAGATATTGTAAAAGAAATCCCATATGATCCAGAGATTAGTTTCTTTGGTGAAGAGTTATGCTTTGCAATAAGAGCGTGGACTAGAGGGTGGGACATATATTCTCCTTGTGTTAAGATTGTTTATCATTTTTATACCCGTGAGGGATACAGCAAAATATGGAAAGACAGGAACCTAAGAGATATTTCGTGGAAAGAACTAGAGGTGCTGTCTAAAGAAAAACAAAAGCGTATTTTTTGTGGTATTGAAAGCGGTATCTATGGAGTAGGCACAAAAAGAAGCATAGAAGAATACGAAAAAATAACAGGGATAGACTTTAAAAAAATGTATAATGCTAGTAGTGATACAATAGTAGTGAGAGAAAAGGAATAGTATGAGAATTGCTATTATAGTAACCAGCCTATTCGCCATGTCTTTTGCTATTGCATACTATGCCGTTCTTAAAAGACTAGAGGTTGTTAGCAAGGCTTTTGCACAAATGGTTATGCTAAACGCTACAATGCGTGAGGCATTTGAGGCAAGCCTTCAGTCACCAGTAAGCAAAGAAGACCAGGACATACATAAAGAAAACTTTATTAAGTTTCTTTCTGATTCTCGTGATTGGGCATTTGAATATATTGAAGATGTTCAAACACAATTAGAAAATTTTATAAGAGATATTGAGCCAGAGATAATATACTTTGATGAATATGGCGTTGTTGGAGATGCATACCCACACTACCATTCTATGAAAAAGATTTCTGCTGCATATAAAGATTTAAAAAAGTTACTTCCAGAGGAAGTCGATGATAGACGCTAGAGGAATTCCAACTTGTGAGTGTCCAAGTTGTGTCGGTACGCTTTTTAGAGCATTAGTCTCTTTTGATCCAAATACATATATGGTTGGCATGTATCACCTAGATATGCAATGCAATGATTGCGGTGCTTTTTGTACAGCACCAACACCAATAGATCATCCTGAGAATCCAAGCCAAGATCATGGGATGAAAGAATAATGTACCCTAAAATAAAAAAGTTTGAAGATAGCATTAGATATGATTATATTGTTTGTGAAATAGAAGAATGCATTGAAGAGGCAAAAATACTTGCAATGACAGAAACAAGATACGTAGACTTCTGTGAAAATCATCATAGAGAATATATAGTGGGGGATAGATGAAAGACATTGTACTGTCAGTACTAACAGGTTTTGGATGCGGCTTAGTTTTTGCTGCATTCAAATTACCAGTTCCAGCACCACCTGTTTTTGCAGGGGTAGCAGGTATTATAGGCCTATGGGCTGGTTACGCTATACTAATCAAAGTTATATCCTAGGAGGAATAATGAACGAAGCAATGAAGAATATGTTAGCATCATACGGACGATCAGTTCTTGGTGCAGCAACAGCAATGTACGCATCTGGAGTAACAGATCCAGAGACACTTGCTTACTCACTACTTGGAGCAATTGTGCCAGTAGTATTGAGAGCAGTCAATCCTAACGACAAGGCATTTGGACGTATGCCTGCTGAAGCAGATGTTGCAGCAGCGCTAAAGGATGCAAAGGTAGTTAAGAAGAAGGCTGCAAAGAAGCCAGCAGACAAGAAGTAAGCGGCATAAATAGTTTAGCCAGCCTAGAAATGGGCTGGCTTTTCTATTATGATAGGATGTATATATGGCAAATTTTGGATCATTGTGGATAGGAAATCCATTAAGCAAGGTAGAGCAGACAGCCCTTGCTTCTTTTATATACCACAAACATTCGTTTACCTTATTTGTTTATGACATGAATATGGAGGTTCCAAATGGTGTTGTAAAAGAAGATGCTAACAAAATAATTCCAGAGTCTGAAATTTTTAAAGTACAAAATTCATATGGACCATTTGCAGACATGTTTAGATATACAATGATACAAAAAACAGGTCTTACATGGACAGATACAGACTCAATATGTTTGAGGCCTGATTGGGATTTTGGAGACTATCTATTTGGTTTTGAAGAAGATGACAGGCTTGCCAACGGTATATTAAGAATGCCACAAGACTCTGAACTAATAGAATTCTTAATAAAGAACTCAGTAAAGTATGACAAGACTAAGATAGTGTGGTCAGAAATTGGACCACTGTTAGTAACTAAAGGTGCAAAAAGGTTTAATGTTTTAAAATATGCACAGCCACCCGAAGTGTTCTATCCCGTTCACTTCTGGCAATGGAAAAAGATTTGGAATAAAGACTATAAGCAAGAAGTTTTAGATAAGTGTAAGGATGCACATACACTACAGATTTGGAATCAGTTCTTAAATAGAGAAGGAATTGATAAAAACAAACTGCCTAAAGGATCTGCAATAGAATACTTTTATAATAAATTTGTTTAGACATAACCAGTCATGTCATATCTTTGTGCATTTTGAACAGTAGAAGATGTTGTATATATGTCACAGATATTTCCTTTTTCAAGTTTTATTGTATATGCGTTAATGCCCTTATGATAAAACAGATAGTGATCTATTGGACTTCTTACTGTGCTCTGTACTTCCTTTAACAACTTCTTTGCACCCTGCTTGCTAACAACATAGCATAGACATGACCATGATTGATATACCCTACATATGTTTTCTTTGTCAACATATAATGATTTTCTATTCTTGCCATACCGCTCATTTCCAAATGAAGGAATGTATGCTGTAAAAATATCCCAGTCTTCTGGAAGTTCATCTATATATCTAATTAACTTATTATTGAAATCATTTCCAAGAACAATGTCATCTTCCATTAACACAATATAGTCATAGTCAGACTTAAGAAAGTTTTGCCAAGCAGTATAGTTGCTTGCCCAGATCCCCAACTCGCCAGGCTTCCATCCAGTATTAAAGTGACCCATTGGATATATCTTAATGTTTGCATTTTTATAAAAGTTCTTTACATCATCTTGATTTTTTATTATAATTGTAGGAGTAGAAAACTCATCAAAGTTTTTCTGTAGTCTATCTATTGCTTTTTTGACCAACAGGTTTCTCTTTTGCATTTCTGGTGTGTCTTGATCAACATGAAAGATGGTAAAGCATCCTTTAGGCTGCACAGACTTTTCTGCAAGGCCTCTTGCTAAATCAAAGAACTGTTTTTTATCATACTTGTTTCCATTTTTTTCCCACCAAGAATCTATATTATTTTTTGATCTTGTATGAAAATCACTATGAATATTGTTTATAGAGTTTTTTATGTCAAGTATATGAGTGAATAAGGGTATGGAATAGGCATCGCCCAAGTTGTACAGAATAACGTCTGCTGCTTGGTTCTTATGTCCATAACTTTCTAACCTATACTTACCTTCAACGTAATGTAAATCAACAAGAGTTTTAGCATAACTTCTTTTAATTAAGTAGCAAGCCGTAGACCAAGCGTAGTTCTTAACACTCTTATGGTCAAACTTTTCTTTCTTGTGTAGGCTAAATTTAACTGGATCATTTTGAATTAATATCATCTGAACTATTTCTGCATTTTTAGGGATATTTTGGATAACGTAGTCCCAGTCCCACTGCCAATGTTCGACGGTATCAAAACTAAAGTCATCCTCCATGATAATTGCATAATCACTTGTAGAGGTATCAAGCCAATGCTTAAGAGCCTTTATATGAGATGCCATACACCCAATCTCTGAAGATCTTAGATTAGGATACTTACCATCTATAATTTCTGAAAGATCACTCTTTCTTCCATCAACAGCCTCAATAACAGTATAGTCAGTTACACCATACTTTTTAAATTCTTGCTTTGCATTTTTTAGTCTATGGTCATGACTTTTTAGATTAATTAAATATATTGGACCAAAGTTTTTTAATTTATCCATTCTTTGAAATCCATACTTGCTCATCCATAATTAAAAGATGATATTTATTTTTATATTCTTTTAAGAACTTATCAATTCCTGGCTTTGGAGAAAGTTGAATGTCACCAGAGTCGTGAACCCATAGATAGTCATCAAATGCCATAATACCGTTTGGCTTCAAGCATCTCCATCCAAATGTTGCATCTTTATACACTTCGTCTGCTCTGTGATCGCCATCTATATAAATAAAATCATAGTGCTCTGATTGTGCAGCCTGTAAAAAGTTTGCTGAGTATCCCTTTATCTTGCATATGTTAGAATAACTAGACATTCTTTCATCGTAATAAGATTCTAGTTGATTCCAGTCAAACTCTTTGTGTACTTCTTCTTCGGAGCCACACCACGTATCAACATCTGTAAGCCATGAAGTTGGATGTGTAATAATATTCTTCATCATCCATTCAGATGCATCACCAGTATATGCGCCAATCTGTAAAAAATCTATTAGCGGCTTGCCTGCAAATCTTTTGGGCAAGACTAAATTAAAATAATGTATTGCATTTTTTTCAAACCAATTTGGATACCCCATATATATCATTATACACTAGAGGTCTGATATACTGTAAGGATGGCTATTAAAACAATCTCACAAGAACAACTAAACAATGCAAAACTATTTAAGAATAAAGAAGAGTTTGCAAAGCACATTCCCAAAGGATCTAGAATTCTTGAAATAGGAACACTTGCTGGTGACTATGCAGAAGTACTTATCAAAGAGGTTAAACCAGCCTCTATTGACCTTGTAGACGTGTTTGAGGCCCATGATTGGCCAGACTGTAACAGGTTTAATCGTAAGGGTCATCTAGATTTTGTGAAGAATAGATTTAAAAATGTGAGCGGTATAACATTTAATAAAGGCTATAGCCATGACATACTACCTAATCTAAATAAGAAGTTTGATTATATATACATAGATGCTAATCATGATTATGAGCATTGCAAGGCTGACCTTATGGATTCCCTTTCATTATTAGAAGAGGGTGGAATAATTGGATTTAATGATTATATTGTTGATCAAGACCACGGTGTTGATTATGGTGTTATTGAAGTTGTTTGTGAGTTCTTAGATCAGAATAAAGACTGGGAAGTAATTGCTTTTGCTTTGCAAGAAAATATGTACGCAGATATTTATATAAAGAAAATATAACTTGCGTCTCTGGCAGGATTCGAACCTGCAACCTAATGGGTAGAAACCATTTGCGCTGTCCGTTGCGCCACAGAGACCTGGTACACCAGGTAGGACTTGAACCTACGAATAGCCGAATTATGAGTTCGGTGCCTTAACCAACTTGGCTACTGGTGCTTAAATATTTAATTGCTCTATCTAATCTTTCAATACTATCTTGGAATACACCAAGACCACGATTACAATTATGACATAGATGACCTCTAAAGTCATCGGTATCATGATTATGATCTACAACCCATATACTTGCATTACCTCCAGTTCCCTTTAGTTCATCTTCATTTTTTAAACATATGGGACAAACATAGTCACTACTAGGATAACCAAACTCTTTTTTTAATTCTTCTCTACGTTTTGCTAACTTTTTTGCACAACTTTTACACTCAGGTCTTAGATACTTTCCACCAGAAGATGGTGAAAACTCTAGATCATCTAGTTCTAGTTTACACTTGCTACATGTTTTCATTGAGCGGATAGCGAGAATCGAACTCGCACATTAACCTTGGCAAGGTTACGCACTACCACTATGCAATATCCGCAGCGCTGGTCTGGTAGGACTCGAACCTACGACTTGGAAATTAACAGTTTCCCACTCTGCCAACTGAGTTACAGACCAATCTTAATTAAGATACGCCGTCTTTTTCTTCTACTGGAGCCTTGTCAATAAGTTTTCTACCAGGCTTGTTAATCTTTCCATCTGCAATACCACTCCAATAAATATTGTAATAGTTGTTATCAAATGAAAACTTCTTCATGTGTGGAACAATTGCTCCAGTATGTGCATACAGTTGTATGCCTGCCTTCTTAACATAGCGACAGAATGCAACATCTTCGCTAACAAACTTAGCGCCAGGGTTTTGCTTTTCTCCAAAAACAGAATAGCCATCGGCAGCCTTGCGAACTGGATCAATAATTGATCTATGCATTAGCATCAATCCAAACCCAGCAATGTCAACTGGTATTACTTTGTTTTGCGGTAGAGGATGAATAACCTTAGTCTGAAACTCATCTCCAGTCTCTTCATACAATGCAGGGAATGGCTCCATAAGTGTCTGCTCATTTTGTGAAGAAACAAAATATGTTCCAGTTACAATAGGCTTTGTCTTCTTGTCAGCAACATCCCAAAGCATTTTAACAATGTTGTGGTCAATTACAATGTCTGAGTCTACCCAAAGTAACCATTCTGTCTTTGATAGATCAGCCCAGTAGTCGAACAGTGACTGTCTTTGTCGTGCAATTTGATTTCCATTTACACGAATTGTATTTTCAATATTAATCTTTAATTTTGGTGCTTCAATAATTGTATTAGCAATACCGCTTGTGAATCTTCCTTCGACGGTACCACCATCACACCAACCTAGTGTGATTGTTTCTTTAACGCTATGTGGCATAGTAACCAACCCCTTTTCTATATACTAATTGTACTACAAGTATGCTTATAAAACAAGTGAGCAGTTTATCTAGCGACATGCTCAGGTCGTCATCTATGTTTATACTGCAGATGATGCAGATCTATTTGAAAAGACTGGGAAAAATATTATATCACTAATTAAAACTATGCTTACAGACATAGAGTTTCTAGGAATTAGGGTTATCAATAATAAAACCAGCGTTGTCAGTTGATTCTATATAGTGAATGCTTGCTCCTTCAAGATAAGCAAGTGAGGACTTGTCTACTCTAAGATTAAAGCCCAGATACTCATAAACTTTATCGTCTTCTCTTTCTTCATAGTCAAAATATGTTTGATGTTTTAACCCAGAATCACCTTCAGCAACCGCTGTTACACGCAAAAATAAACTATAGTCAGGCATTACTGCTTGGCTACCTTTAATTAGTTCTGCAATTTTTACTTGTGCTATATCTGTAATAATCATTTTAGTATACCCTATCGATTTTTTCTATTAACTGCACGTTTTACTGCACCTGCAACTACTTCTGCAAATTGCTGAGAATCTAATGATTCTAAAAATGTTCCAGGAAGATCGACGTAAACATCAACCATGTCCAACTCTTGCAATATAAGTGCTCTTTGATTTGCAAGATAAAGTTCGGGGGAGAGCGGAATATTATTTGCTTCCGCCCACCCCTCTAACTCTTGTTCGCTATTCAACTATCTTTTCATTCAAGCCTCTTGCAATATCTGCACAGACTTCAAATGCCTTGTTAGTTCTACGACTTTTTGTTTTACCATATGCTGACCACACCTTATGAGTATACTCAATATCAAGTGCAATCTGTTCTCTAATTTCTTTAACTGTCACAATAACTAAGTTCATTACTTGTGATTTTTGTTCATCAGTTAAATCATCAAAATTAGACATTGACCTTCGTCCATGGATCTTCTGATGGTACAGAAGCAACCTTTGGTGCTGAGGGAGTAATGCCTGGCATGTCCTTTGTAAGTGTGTGCATAGTCAAAGCAAGTGACTCTGCGTTAATCTCATAAGAAGTCTTTGTTGCACCAGTGCTATCTGTCCAACTTTCTTGATAGATAGTTCCAACAATAATTACTTCTTGACCCTTCTTCAATGTTGCCTTTGCCTGCTCAGCAAGAGTCTTCCAAGCCTTTACGGTCCACCACGATGTATCACGGTCTTCCCATGCACCTGTTTGTGGATTCTTTACACGATCATTTGTTACTACACGCATACGCACACCGCTTGTTCCAATTGCTTCTGGATCTGCGCCAATACGTCCTACTACTGTTACCTTTGGATTCATTTGTTTCTTCTCTCTACTCGTATTTATATGATACCACTAATCGTCTTCATTGTCAAACTCTTGTAATGCTTCTTTATTATTATAGCAATATAAACATGCATTGCCTTCTAGCGGGGCATTGCAATAATCACAGCATCTCATCCAACCAAAACACCTAATAAGAATGATAAGACAGCCACAACAATAAGTATTTCTTTCCAATATGTGTGTGGATCATTTAAGTCTTCATGCTTCATCGGAAAACTCCTTTTCTGGAATCTCGTTTACTGAACGGTATCCCTTGTGTACTAAAACAAAAGCAATATTAATTGTAGCAATAAGATAACCAGCCAAGGTTCCCCATAGGAATATAAGTAAATTATTTATCATTGTCTATGCCTTTTCTTGTTACCATATTTTACCTTAACCTGAGCCTTAGCCCTATCGACAATAGACTTGGCAGGACACCAGATATTGCCATCTGACATTGTTTGATGAGTGTCCCAAAAGTTTTCATTATCTTTTGATATAGTGCAACAGTTGGTATCCACTAGTCAATCCTGTCTAAGTCATCCAAACTATACACACCGTACAAATTCATTATTTCTTCAACACTAAACTCTTGGTCAAACTCTGCTTCGTTCATTCTAATTCCTTAATCATTTGTTCTACTTGTTCTTTTGTTTTAACCATCCAGTCAAGTGCCATTGGATCATCAAGATCACGCTTTAAATACCAGATAGCCTCTTCCACCAACTTCTTAAGTCTATCACGTAAAAGCGTTTCTGCCAACTCCTCAGTGCCACACTTAGGGCTATACCATGTTTCTGAACGGTATCCATGATGACTTGCTTCCCAATATGGTTCTTGTCCATATGAATAAGTCTTTGTTATATACCAGTGACAATCACGGTCTTTATGATGATCCATACCAACATACTTATACCACTTTTCAGTTAATAAGGTAATTTCTTCTTCAAGGATCATTTAGGCTCTTCTATCTCTTGTCTATCTAAACTAAAATAATTTTCGTAATAACCAAAGTCCATCTTCTTTAGTTTTTTATTAATTGATCTCCACATTCCCCATTCAGTGTAGGCAAGACCACCTTTGCAGGCTCTACCCCAATAGCCATCATCTGGCTTTGCACCCATTTGATACCATTTCTGAATCTCCCAGAATCTGGCTCTCTTGCCATATCTCCAGTCACGAGTTACTTTAATAATGTATTTTGGACGATCAATTTTCTTTTTGCTCATTCTAAACCCTTTACATAAGATACGCTAGAAATAGAAGTCATGGTAGTTGAAGGATTACTTTTCATTAACTCTGCTTGTTTTACATAATGCTCAGCGCTGTGTAAGTCAAAATCTTTTTCAGCAATTTGCTGGTTGCACCAAGTACATACATAATTCTTTTTCATTCTAACTCCTTCTCAATAGCCTGAATAGTTGGGCAGGGATATTCTTGTGTAAAACCATTACCTGAACAATCACTGCACTGTTCTGCATATAATGGATTGTCTTCTCCGTCATAGCCTCCACTCCATTGCATAACTGGTTTATGAAGTTCAATTACTGCACGAAAGGCTCTCCATTCTTTATTACCAAGCATTGCTTCATCATCTATCTTTTTCAGCAATTCATCGTGTGTCATAAGTCCTCATTCGCATTAAAATCAGCCCATGTTGGGTCACTCTCTGCAATTATTTCATGTGCTAAGTCCATAACACCAACAAGTGTTGGACCAGTGCATCCACCAATATTGTCTCTTCCACGCCATATATCTGAAGCCCAGCCAAATTGTTGGCGTGATATATAAATAGTTAATGCATCGCTCATGTGTAATCCTTTTCAATAATTAAATACCAGTGTATAAAAGTAATACTCAGAGATCTTTCTCTTGGGTAGAACTCAATCGCAAATCCCCAGCCATCACAGACACCACCCTTTAACCAACCCTTTGTAAAGTATCTCATGGTCGTGCAGTTTTTTCAAGGTAGTGAATCACATCACAATCTATATCACAAAGATCTAAAGAGATAATATCTGCCACAATATCTGATCTAATTGAGTTCATTACTGCTCTGGTGATTTGTTGCTCAATGTCTAACTCAAGGTTAACATACTTAACCCATGGTCTGCGTAATGTGTATGGACCTATCTTCATCAGTAACCTCCAAGGCATTCGTTGCGTGTGTGAAATAATCTAATCTTTGTCATAATTTTGCGGGATGGAGCATAAAGATCATCCTTACAAGTAGAACACTTATAAGACCATTCCCCAGTAAAGAAATCATGTACATAGCCCTTAGCGTTAGCATACTTCTTGGCTACAAAGGTTTGGAATGGGTCTGGGATATCGTAATGTTTACTCAAAGTCGATCTGCTGTTCAAAGATACTTGTAGCATGGTTGTCTTTTCCCCTTGCAACCTTTGCAGCAAGCATACGCATACCCAGTGCATTTAGTTGAAACTCGTTTTCACCAAGCGGTATAGCCTCAATAGCCCTGGCAATCTCTTCTCTTAATAACATATCATCTAGACTCATTTACCCACCCATGTTCTGTTGTTGCAGCCAAGCCATATAATTTAAAAGTATAAATAGCCCTAGCATTAAAATTAAAAAAGCCTTCATATACCCATTATACAGTTCGGCGACAAGTATGTCAAGTTCGGCGCAAAAATAGAACCATACACCATACTACGAGTCTTGCGACTCGCCATCGGTTAGTGTTTCTTCCCAAGCCTTAGTATCAACCATATAATATGTTCCCCATAACTCATAAGGCTTATTTAGTATTGTCCACATTTTTGCGTGGTATTTATAGGCAAAGCCTAATCTATTTTCTTCATGATAATCAAAACACTTAACTAGATGATTACCTGCATATGCCCCACATATATTACCTATCCATCTAAGTGGAAGGATTCTAGTCTTTTGAATCTTTTCTGATTTGAGGAACCCATCTGAGTTTGCCATCTACATACACCCTTTCATAGCCAAGTGCTTTCCAATCCATCTGCATAATGCGTGGCTCTTTCAATTACTTACCGTTAAATAGTGGAACAGAATCCATTAATGTTACTGTACGAGATGTGACATAGCCACCGCTTTTTTCTAATTGATCTGAAGCCTTGATCTCATCTTCTGCCAAGATCTGAACAATCATTTCTACCTTGTATGTAAAGCATGATGTATCTTCTACCATTTTAATCCCCTTAGTTAGATATCTAGTATATCCTATCCTAGGCTATTGGTCAAATGATATACTAAAATAATGAAGGTCTTAATAGTTGCAGCAGGTGAGGGTGTGAGATGGGAAAACTATCGTAATGTCCCAAAGCATCTAGTTGAGGTTGAGGGTGAGGTCTTGCTACATAGAACCCATGCTCAATTCAAGCGGTATACGGACAATATCGTAATAGTCTCCACAGATCCACGATATGCAATAGGACAAACATATGCCCCATTAGTAGGAGATTTTTTAGACTTCGGAAAGATCTATTCATCCTATCCTATCTGGGATGAGGATAGAACAGTAATAGTCTTTGGAGATGTATATTTTACAGACCAGGCAGTAGATACAATAATGAGTGATACAGATGATTTTAAATTTTTTCTAAGAAAAGACAAGTCATCTTATACAGGTAAAAACCATAAAGAAATCTTTGCCCTAGCCTTTGCTGGCGGTATGAACCAAAGGATCAAATCAGCCATAGAAACGCTCATAGACAGAGGGCAAGGCGGAGCAGGGGCATGGAGACTATATCTGCATCTTCATGGGTTAGACAATGCCAAGTCAGGATTTTATAAGACAGATGGGTATGTCCATATCGATGACTGGACAGAAGATTTTGATTATCCCAATGACTTAATCAAATGGGAAAAAATGCGAAATAAAGGCTAACGTCTCTTATTTTCATAGTATCTACCATAACAGGACACACAGTATGTCCCAACGGTAGTTACATGAGTTGCATTATTGTTGCCACAGATAGAGCAGGTTATCCCAGTAGTCATGAAAGCAATTATACCCTATATGGCAAAATTGCGACGGTATGCTAGAATAGACTTATGTGCCCTATATGTAATACACTTCTTACTCCTATAGTATATACAGACAGTATAGATGAAGTCTTTATAGGAATGGATAGAATAGGCCAGATAATCCTGGTTAATGGAAAGCCTAGAGTAAAGGCTCCTAGATCATATTGCAAGAAATGCCATACGGGATATAGCCATGAAGTTCCCCTGGATAATACCGTCGAAACTTACTGAGAACAAAGCAAACATACAAAAGGCTCATCTGTAGACTTAAGAAACAACTTTAAACACTTGCTACAGGCTACCTTGTAAGGCTCTTCAAAATCTATATATGCTTCTAAATTATCTAATATACCCATGTAATTATGATATCACATAGATAAAGTTATCCACAGGTTTGTCCACATATTGAGATATTGTCCACAGATTTTACATAGTTATCCACATCTTTATCCACAGTAAATGGACATTTATCCACAAGTTATCCACAAAATATATTACTGATTATATTATCGTAGATGTTTTATGGTGGAAAATGGAGTAAAGTGGGGAATGGAGCATCTTTACAGATGGGGCCGTAATGTCCAGTTCAAACCAACCCAGTTCCCAAACCCCATATCAAACAATTTTTAATTTGTCAAATCCAAATATAGCCTGGATTTTACCATCAAAACCCTTATTTGTCAAGTCTTAAAACATATAAAAAATCCCCAAAAATATCCAAATATGGTAGACAAATCCTATAAAAATGTATATAATGTTTGGATAATTTGGGGAAAATAATTGTTTGTTCTTAATGTGTTTTACTATAGTGGTTTTATGATCTCAGGATATATTGTTTGTATACCGCCCAAACTTTCTGGGATTTTTTGGGAAGGGTTCTTAATGTTTTTTAGGATAATTAAAAATGCCAAACCGTTCAGGGATTTTTTGAAGAGGGTTCTTAATCTTTTTTTGAGAAATTCTATGGGCCTTTGGCCCTGCCGCCTTCCGGCGGCGGTATATAAAACATACTTGACAAACATCCCTATATATAGTATACAAGATACATACCTGATTTGACAAATGATATTTTATTTGATATGATCCAGGGATTCTGGGGATATTTCGTAATGGTTCTTAATGTTTTTTATATAAAAAGGTTTGTCTAATATGTCCGTTTTATATGTATTTGCCGGGCCCCTCAGCCGCAGGCGGCGGCCAAGGGATCAAACCAAATTATTCTTCTTCATCCTCATCATCTTGCAATTCCATTAGTTCATTTAGTGAAGCATAGTCTCCATCTAAATCTAAATCTAATCCTTTGCAAAGTAAATTAAATGTTTCATCTACATACCCCATACCATCCTCAGTTACAGTAACCAAGTTAGTATGGATTAAATAAGCAAGTGGCAAACCTAAGTCATTGTATTCTACAAAGTCACCTAGTTCTTCATTGTCTTTGTAGTTAAGCCATAGGTCAGACAAAATCTCACATTTAGTTTCGAAGTTCGTTGGCATAGTATTTTCCTATCTCTCTGTATTCTGCTACTGTTTTATTATACTCTGTTGCATCCATGATTTCAAGTATTCTTGTATAAATAACATAAGGCTGAGCCGTTGCTAAATATTTTCCTACCGCTTCCAAATCCAATGAGAAATCTGATAGGAGTTTTCCAATAGATACTGCAACCTTTTCTTCCTTGCTGATACCAAGTTTAAGTCCACGCATTCTCATCCTTTCATTGTATCAAAAAATAGTGGGAGGCGCAACCCCACCACAGACTGCGCCCCCCTTTTATTATGCGCTAGGTGACCCCTCCATAGCGCTTATCTCAGCGTAAACTTTAGGTATATAGGCATTAATAAATAACTGCCAATCAACCTGCAGGTCTTTGCCTGCCTCATAGATAGTCTCTTTAGTGATATCGATGACTACTGTAGTCTCACCTAATTCAAAGTTAGTTCCCTGAATGGCATAGATTCCAAAGCCTGTTTCTTCAAGCACGGAATCTTGAATAAGATAACTAATCATCATGCGGGTAAAGTAGGCATAGTCTTTCCACCTAGGCTTTGAGTGCTCTAGAGCCATTGCTAGGTCCCGCTGCCATTCGGTCTCACCCCAGTGACTATAGAGTACTACAGAGGCCTCACCCTCAACATCTTTAAATACGTAGTTAATACGGGCTCCCATTACTCTGCCTTCCAAGATACAATCGATAGTTGATTTAAAATTTCATTGCAGAGGTCCTCTTCATTATCTGATTCAGCCTCGTATCTAAATGTCATGTAGTCACCTGTGGGTTCAAAGATGATTTCTACTTTATATTCGCTCATTGGTTCTCCTCTAGTTGTGAAACTAGTTTAGCAATGATGTTGTGGGCTTGAATATTTTCTGTTTCACTGCCACCCCATAAAAGTTGTTGGGCCTTGTTGAGTTGCTCGTTAACGTATTCTTTGGTCATTATCATTCCTTATCCTCGCATTGGTGTTCTTCATCTTCATCAATTGTCTCATAGCAATCATCGCATGTCAAGTCTGGCTCATCAATCATGATTTGAATAATAGTATTATCAGGTACAGGTTGTTCACTAATAAAATAACCAATCCTATTTACAAAGCCCCAGCCGCTCCAGATATAGAGACCGCCGTCATCGCCTTGACCATACATCCAGATACGGTTCTCTGGCTTAGACTTAACGTACTCTACTTCATCGCCATATGTCTCAAACATCAAACCATCAAAGGAAGCATTCTCATCATAGTTATTAACCATAAACTTGAATTGCTCATCTGCTTCTTCAAATGTCATTTCAATAAATGTGCTCATAGTTTACCATCCACATTTGTAGACTCACACTCAGCACAGGTGCCACCCTCTACCTCATCGTAGTAGTCATCTTCTACATCTTCAAGGGTACCGTCCTCGTTATATATACCAAGTTTATTTCCGATTTCCTGATACCAAAAACGGGTGGTGTTATCACAGTCTAAACACTTAGGCATAGTACTTCTCCTCAATATTTTTGCGGTCAATAGATAAATTATACGTCAGGCAGTACAGTTCTGTCAAGGCCTCTAAATATCCTTCAGCATACGTACGCTCCATGCTATCCATAGCGCTACCTGATTCTTCTTCTTGTTCCTTTTTGGATTCAAGTTCTACCTCTGCGTCAAGCATGGCTACTTTAAGATGACCATGTATTAAGTCAATTAAAGGAATAGAGATATCCTCTAGGGCACTCTCTAAATGTGGCGGTATAAAAGGATACTTAGTGCTCATTGATATACTCCAATATATGTGCGGTGGCTACTTGCTGTCCCGTTAAATAATTAACGTCCATTATAGAAACCTCATCAAGATAGTTTCCATGCTCCTGAATATCTTGTTCAAGACTAATCAGGTGTATTTTTAGATATTCTTTTAGTGTATTTATGTCCATATATCAATTATATGGGTTGGTGTTAATTTTTACAAGTTTTGGGGGTGTGACCTTCGTCACAGGCTCCAGGAGAGGTCCTGTTCCATCTGCCTGTGATAATAGGATAACTATTCCTAATCCCCCACAAATACAGGCGGGATCTAAAACCTTATCAGCACAAGCAGTGATTTCAATCAGGGCATCACAATCAGTACATAGATAATCATACTTAGTCCACATTAGTCAAAGTACCCCTCTGCCCATAGTCCTTTTAAGAACTCGTCTGCTTTATCTAATCCAGCATGGATTCTGATTTGTGTGCTCGGTACTGATTTCTTAGATAAAACAACTGCTCTAATCATTTCATCTAAATCATCAACGGTATATCCTAACATAGCCCACCACCATATTCATACATTAAATCCATTGCCATATGTAATTTACAATCACATTCTCCACCATTCATGTTATCCATGAAATCAAAATGAGAAAAGTTCTCATCATATATTTTTTGCATTAGTTCATCTATTGTGTAAGGTTTTGTTTGGGTCATGATATTAATTTTACAGGATTCGGGGAAAAAAAGCAAGTCCTCTTAATAAAGATTTTATGATTAATGATATAGTTACTTAATAGTAATGTCCGTTTTGTATAGATTTTGCCGGGGCCCCATTTACGCTTGCGCCCCGTACGAGATTTGAACTCGTGATCTTCACAGTGACAGTGTGATGATTTAACCGCTAATCTAACGGAGCGTGTGAGCAGTTTTAATTCTTACTCAGGAATTTTTTTAGTTATGCAATCTGCAAATTACTTTGCACAATTTTTAGCAAACGATTTTTTTCTGCGTTAATTGCAGGGTCAAAACCGCTTGCACTTGCGAGAATTGACTCGTTGCTACCACCACGAGCAGAACGGTACCAATCAAGGCGTTCGGTTAGTGCATTGAAAGCACCCCAAGCGTTACCCGCAATCATTCCATTAAACTCGCCTGTGTAAATGTCATTGATAACATCTACCTTGTTTTCCCATTTCTTGAAAGCACCCTTTGAGTCCTTCTCAGGCTTTGGGTATGCAGCAAGAATGATGTCATTGAATTGCTTAGCGGATACTTCTGTTTCAATCATAGCCTTAGCCATTAAATCAAAAGAGTCCATGTACTTATGAGCCATGCCTAGTGTCTCACGAGCAACTTGCACCTTACCGCTTGCGGTCTGTGTGTGACGTATCTTGAAAGATTGCTTGACACCATTCTTTTTCTTAGTAGTGTTAAGCGCAAGATTGAGAGTGTTAGCGCACACAACACGAACGGGTGTAATGCTTGCTTGAATAGCGATTGAGCCATCATGTGATGTGTTGATGAGCAAATAAGTTTTTACCTTGTCTGCAACACCGTTAGGGTCTAGTACGGTTTCACGTTCTAGTGCTAACGCACCGAATACAACACGACCACCCTTTAGTGACCCCGCTGTTTCCCAACGTCCGCCACCGTCTAGAATGTTGTCACCGAATGAGAATAAATCTTCATTCTGCATGACGTGATAACGCTCACCGACAACACCTAAGATGTCTGTCTGTGAATTGTTAGTAGGATTAGTACGCAAAACGTATTGATACGCCTTGTCGCTTGTTAAGTGTGATGGGGTTTCCAAATCTTCCAGACGAACATTCCAACCGTTAAGGCTTGCAGCCTCTAACATTTCTGATGTTGTTTTTTCTTCTGTAAATACGGTACCCAATCCATGCCAAGCGGGTTCACGAAATGATGCGAATGAAGCCTTACCATTTTGTGTTTCGATTTCATGTGCCATGAGTTTTCTCCTTTTTGTTTGTTGATACTTTTAATCATACACCAATGGGCTGACAAATGCAAATCGGGATAGTTAAACATGGACAATTAGGACACGGGAAAAAGTTTGACCAATCATAACGGCGTGTCGACTTGACAAGATCAGGATTTTAGGGCCGGGCATTTGAATTTTTATGCAACGGCATGAATAAAAATTAGGAGCAGTTTTAAAACATGCTCAGGTTTATATTAGTAGCCCCCTACTAAATATCTACTCTGTCAACACTAGATGACAAGTAAGTTACTTCTTCACCATATGAAACAGAATCAAAATCAATTTCATGAATTGCATTAATTGCTTCTTCTTCATTACGTGCATTGACTGTAATTGAATATTGAACTGAAACTTCTAATTCAAATTCTTTTGTTAACTCAAAGCCGCAAATATCTGCAATCTCTTGTGCAGTATCTTCTGAAATTGTTCCATCATTCATCTGCTCCAAGGTCCAGTCTTGCATTTCATTACGCATACGGTTACGCTCTGCAGCCTCGCCGTATGAGCGCTGAGTTACCGTTTGGATGTGCTCTTCAAGTTGCTTGATACGGTTTGTATTTTCTACTAACTTAGACTCAAGAAATTCTCGTGTCATGTAGTGTGTGTCTTTTTGTTGGTCCATAGGGGGCCCTCTTTCTGTTAGTTTGTTTATATTAATTGTACTAGGTACCACTGACAATTGTCAAGGCCCCTTGCGGGGAGTAGTTTTAGATCTTACTCAGGATCATCATCTCAGGCATACCCACGCATCATGGCCTGGGGCTTAGCAGAGATGAAACTTTAAGCAGTTTAGTATGTCATGCTTAGGACATTATTTAATTAGAGATAACGAGCAACCGCTTGATAGGTTGATGTGGAAACTGTTTCCTCATCTGTCATCTTTAGGATACGAATAGCGTTAGAGATTTCCTCTTTCTGCTCACGATAGTTATAGACAGACATTGACTCAAAATCCTTCTCAGGCTCTTTAGGCATTTCCTTTTCTGAAACTGTTAAGTCAAAGTCAATGTTTAACTGATTATTCCAAGAGCGATAGTTGGTGCGGAAGTTTTCTGCCTTCTTGATGTTTGCTACCGCATAGTCAATAAGTTCCTTCTGCCATGCTTTACGAGCCTTCTCATACTTAGCCTCGTTTGCTTCTTGTGATGTGTAGTTTAGTTCTAGTGTAGCAAGTGCTTGCTCTAGTGCCTTGATTACCTTTGGTGTTGCTATCTTTACGCTAATTGCTTTCTGTCGTGCCATCTTTTATTTTCCTTTTCTTTGGTGTTTGATTTGTTAGGGGGTTGTGTTGAGCAGTTTTATTTCATGCTCAGGAATAGTTGGCTTATGCCTTCCAAGTTGTCCAGCGTGTGTTGCCATTGACATCTAACTTTACACGAACTGTGTTCTTGTTAGTTGGTGCAATTTCCAAGATAGTGCCTGTGACCTGTGACTTCTGTGTTGTGTAGAGGTCGCCTACCTTGTAAGTTGATACTGATACTGTCATTTGTTTCTCCTTCTGTTAGGTTGTTTTTCCTTATGTATTAAGTATAGCCAAAAAATACCAAAAATACAAATCCATTTCTAGTATTTCTCACTATGTGAGACGGGCGGGTATGTGATTTATGTCACACTAGACTATTGAGCAATAAATACCACCAATAGCCATAGTATGACAAATAAGATAGTTTTACTATCCATTTATCTCCTTACTTTTTAGTAGCGGAAAATACTATGTCTGCTTTAGAGTATACACACAATGAGCAAGAAACGCAAGCCGAGCCCTTTGTGCTAATTAGCGGTATCTGCTTATTATTCTCAGGACACTTAGCCCCAGGCTTATTAGTCAATGCCTTCATGTCTGCTTGACCAATAGCAAAATTTTTGGCAAGGTATGCAAGCTTTATTCCATGATCTGTTTTAAGTCCAATACCAATAGCCTTATTCTCACTATCTGTTGAATAGTATAAAGATAGATTATCAATACCCTTCAACATT